AGACTCAGAGACGAAGCCGAAAGGATCCGTCTCTATTTGACCCCGGCACTGCAGTCTGTACAGATCGAACCGGATAAATCGGCCCCGCCATCGCCTTCGGCAGTTCCGACAGGCACTCCCTGGCAGCGAATACTTGCTCGCGAAATAGCGAAGCAAGAAGAACAGTGGGCAAAGCGTCACGTGCAGCCTGTGACCGCTTCCACGGGAGAAGGCAATGGCGATGAACGCGAAGGACGGAACGAGGCACCACTCGGCGAGCAGAGCAAGACTCCATGACGAGATGAGCGCCAACAAAGGCGGCGGCTCAAAAATCACAGAGATGAAACCCCCAGGCGAAGGCGCTGGGGCAGGCCACCCCGCACCAAGTTCCCATTCCATCGAAGATCACGTCGACGAGCACGGCCCAGCGCGCAAGATCGAGTACGAACACGATCAGGCGAGCGGCATGCACCACGTGTCTTCGCACCACGGCGAGCCACCGGCCGAAGGCGAAGATGGCGGCGAGACGTCGCACCACTCGCAACACAAGACGCATCACGAGGCTCACAAACACATGGCGAAAGCCATGGACATGCACGATGAAGAGCGTGAAGAGCGTGACAACGAATCGCCGGATCAGGAAGCGATGGAAGAAGCTCCGGCTGGCGGCGGGATCCCCGGCCTCGGCCGATAAAGTCCTTGGATCATCTCTGTGCCTTGGACTCCCAAACAAACGCGCTATCTCCTCAGTAAAGTGAGTCCGCTTTCTGGCGCTCAAAAAGACAAAATGAAAGACGAGTTACACGAAGATCCTTCGCTGGCCCATCACAGGAAGGGCAGCCGGATCGCGGATGCATTCCGAAAGGCACGCCGATGAATAAGTCGATGGAACACGCAGTGAGGAACCAACTTCTTGAAGACTACGCGCAAAACCGCGGAGAATTCACGCTCTTCGATTTTGGCACTGGCGTCACACAATTTCCGCAGATAGTAAACGGCGCATATCTCACGCGCACTGTTGCATTTGTAGTTCTGCGCGGCAGCGACAGGCCGACGTTCTCAGAAACTCCAGAATCTCTTCCGAAGAAAAAAGGTGAGGTTGTAGATCTTGGCAGCGGGTGGTTTGTGACCCCGGTAGAGATTGATTACATGTCTGGCCCTATAGATCTGACACAAGCATTTGCGGAGGCCGAGGCGCTACTCCTCAAAGCCAGGGATGAAGCGAAAATTCAGGCCAGGTCTGCAGGCGCGCAAGGTGCCTGAGCCGACTTACCCGCCAGGACACAAGCCTGGGATGCGTGTCACCAAGGGCGGCTCGATGTGCAAGAATTGCAAATTTTTGGGGAGTGATGGAGACAGTTGCACCAACAGGTACTTCGTGAAGTGGAACAACGGGTCGACGCGCTTGCCTGCCCCGGCCGATCAGTACTGCAGTGATTGGTGGGAAGCTAAGAATTCTCTCGCGAATCTCGTGAAGGAGTGAGCCATGATTCTCTGTGAAAGATGTGCAGCAATCGTAGCCGAAGAGGAACGTCAAGAGCGCGCTTTTGCGGCGGTCATTCCACCGCATCTCAAACTCTACGATTTTGGTGATGGCGTAACCACCATGCCGATCCCTGACATAGAAGTCGCTGGAAGTTATCTGACGACTGCGATTGCGTTCCTCCAAGATCTAGAAGGCAAACGCTGGTGCGGGATGGAAATAAAATACAAAAAAAATCCGAGATCTTCGAGTCTTATCGACAGCACTGACATCCTTGAGAAGATCGCTGAAACAGTGCCGCGCTTTGAATCCGAAGCGGCGGTAAATATTGACAGTGCTAGCAGGAAAGTTAGAGGGATGGTGGCACATGGCTAATCGCTGGATGCAGGACGTTAAAGAGAAAATGAAATCCAAGGGCACCGAGGGAAGCTTCACGCGGATCGCCCACGCCCACGGCCGCTCTGTTCCAGAAGAAGCGCAGCACGACAAGCACAAGCCCGGGAAGACCGGAAAGAAGGCGCGGCTCGCGCTGGCCTTTGCAAGTGCACGACACTGAGGAGAAATCGATGGGTCAGAGATGGATGTTGAAAGATCTGACAGGGAAAGTATTTGAACGCCTAACAGTTCTTGGGCGTGATCCCATAAATGATTCCCAAAATGGTGCCCGTTGGATTGTTCGTTGTGAGTGCGGCAAAGTCTTTACTGTCCGTTCTACTCACTTACTGAATAACGCAACGAAAAGTTGTGGCTGTTGGAGTCGAGATCGTGCGAAATTGAAAGAGTTTACACGCGAAGTGTTTGTGGCGCACATGCTCACGAGGTATCAGAGAGGCGCGCAGAATCGCGGAATTCATTTCAGTTTAACTGTCGATCAACTAGACGAACTCATGCAGGGTTCATGTTTCTATTGTGATGAGCAGCCAAGCCAGAGAAACAAAATGCGTGGAAACATCGGAGCGTTCCAATACAACGGCATAGACCGTCTCGCGAATCATCTCGGATATTTTTCAGAGAACTGTGTGTCGTGCTGCGGGACCTGCAATGTTGCCAAGCAAGATATGTCTGTTCACGCCTTTATGAGTTGGGCCGCACGTCTAGCGGAGAATCTGCCGAATGGCTGCTAATCAAACAGCGCTTACTGAACCTGAAACTGAGAATGAAGATCGTGATGTCCAAGATCACGATGAACCTAAATATCAAATTGGTGTTTTGAGTGGGCTTGAGTGGAGTCCCGTTCCAAACGCTGAACTGACTACCGCACAAAAAAATCTTATAAAGGATCGGGTTAAGGCTGCGGCTAAACGTGACTATCCCGCGAGGCTGGTCGAGGTAATAACATCTTGGGAAGCGGCGCTTTTCTACCGCGGTTTCCAGTTCCTGATTCCCCAGCGTGGCGGTGGATGGATTATCCCCGGCGAGAGCACCGGCTACGGGCCATCGATGCAGATGGACTTGGCTCTTCTGCCGACGAACATTTATTCCGCCAGGGCGCAGATGATCATCGCCGCGCTCACGCGCACTGTTCCGAATGTGCGCTTCGGTCCACAACGTGCGAACTCCGATACGCAAATCACTTCAGCTGAATCGGCCGAGAAGTTCCGCAAGGTGATCGCGCGCAACAACGACTTGATTCAGATCCAGACGGACGGATCGCGCTACCTCTGGACGGACGGACGCTATTGTTACTATTCGCGCTTCGTGAAGGACGGCCAGCGCTTCGGATGGGAAGAGGACGATGAACCGGATGACCTGGTTCCTGAAAATGAACCGCCGTCGACTCCGGTCGAGGGCCAGGCAGCAGCGGCTACTCCTGAATCTGCGGAAACCGCTCAGGAAAATCCAGGCGCTGCTCCTCCGAAAGATGAGGAAGAAAAATCAGAAGAAGAAAGTGAAGAGGGTGAAGAAGAAGAGCCGGTCAAGCGCACGCCTCGAGGCCAGGAAGTTCGCACCGCGCACGGAAAACTAGAAATCAAACTCACGCCGATGATGGCGAACGATCTTTCTGAAGTTGACGTGTTGCAGTACGAATGCGAAGTGGACGTGTCCCGCGCCAAAGGCATGATGCCGTGGGTCGCCGATGAGATCAAGTCAGAAACGAACCAAGCGGCCATGGGCGAAATCGCGCGTCTCGCGCGCCAGAACGTCAAGCTTGGGATGCAATCGACTTATGTGACGAGCGACTCCATCGCCGCCGACGTCACTATTCAGCGCACCTGGATGCGCCCTTCGTATCTGATGGAAATATCTGACGAGGTCGAGCGCGACAAGTTGATCGCGATGTTCCCGAACGGCTGCTATGTGGTCTACGCCGGGGACACATTCTGTTTTGCGCGCAACGAATCGATGGATGACTGCTGGGCCATGGCGCAAGCCTATTCCGGAGACGGGCAGAACCGCAACGCCATGGGCACGTCGACGATGCCATTGCAGAAGCGGCTGAACAACTGGCTCGATCTGATGAATGACATCTTCGTGCGCACCATCCCGAAGAAGTGGATGGACTCAAAAGCGTTCGCCGTCGAAGCGATCCGGCAGCAGACCAACATTCCTGGTGATATTGGATCTTTCAAGCGCCAACCTGGAGTGCCCACCAATGAATTGATTTTCGTCGAGCCTGCCGTGAATCCTCCGGCAAATCTTGCTGACTTCATCAAAGAATATTCCGGGCCGCTGGCAGAACTCCTCTCCGGCGCATACCCTGCATTGGCTGGTGGCGACGTCGGGACTGCGGATTCAGGCGTCGCCATCGCTACGCAGAGAGATTCCGCTCTCGGCCGACTCGCACCGACCTGGCACTCGATGAAGAACGCCGAAGCTACATCGATGAAGCAGTTGGTGCGTTGGGCAGCGAAGTGCCGCGACAAGTCGATCAACGAACGAGTCCCCGGTGGCGAGGTGATCACTCTCGAGATCAACGACCTCAAAGCCAACATCATGGTGTTCGCCGAGAGCGACGAGAATTTCCCCGAGACGTACACGCAGAAGAAAAACGGATTCATGCAGATCTTCAATGACGTGGGGAAGAATCCTCAACTTGCCGAGGTGATCTACAACGCCGCGAACCTTGAGTTCATGCAGCGCCTGGTCGGCCTGACCGATCTTTATATTCCGCAGGTAGCGTCGCGTAACAAGCAACTCGGAGAGATCGAGATACTGCTGAAGTCTGTCCCGATTCCGAATCCAAAATTTGAAGAAGCCACGCAGAAGATCGAAGCGATGAAGACGCTTGGCGTGGATCCCCAGGAATTGGCGCAGGTCGAACAGCAAGTTGCTGCGATGCCGCAACAACTTTGTTCTGTGCCCATCGATGAAAAGCATGACGACAACGACACCGAAGCTGCGACTTGCTGGCAGTACATCAACGGAGATGAGGGGCGCAAGGCCAAGCGCAGTAATAAAGAAGGATTCGACAATGTTTGCCTGCACTACGACGCGCACATCGAAGCGGTGCAAGCCAAGGCCTCACAAGCCGGAACTCCAGGGAAGCCTCCGAGCGTTTCCATCGGCTGGAAAGATGTTGCTGCGCTCGACAAGGGAGCGTCGGATCAGATTCTCTCGAAGGCTGGGGTCACGCCCACTGCAGGTGCCGCCGCACCGCCGCCTGTTCCAGCTGCAGCAGAAGGACCAGCAAAGCCACCGGCAGCACCGCTTCCTACGGGAGCGCCTGAGAATGCCGGTGGTAGGCCCAAGTTGTAGAAAGAAATATCGGGGAGGAAGAGATGGCACTGGACGACAATCTTGGCGCAGTTGGAGGTACAGGTACAGCAGTAGCGGCCGAAGAAGGCACGGCCGGTGGAGTTGGGGGTGGCGGTGAAGGTGCGGGTGCTGGAGGTGCCGAGGGTGAAGGCGTTGGTGGAGGCGCTGAAGGCGAAGGTGAGGGCGCTGGGGCTGGTGAAGGAGAGGGTGCGCCAGCGGAAGGCGAAGAAGGTACTGGCGGTGCCGAAGAGGAACCTAGTGGTGGTCCGCTCGATCCCAAGATGGACGAGAAGACCCGCAAAGAAATCGCCGAACTCAAGAAGACCAATCCTGATCTCGCCAAAAAGTGGGGCAGCGATCATTTCCGCAGGAAGGCCTACGACGAAGAATTCCCCGGCGGTGTAAACGAAGCGCGCCAGATCAAAGCAACCTTCGAGTCCCTCGGAGGTCAAGAAGGAATCGACGGGCTACAGACCGAAGTCGCCGACTATCGCAATGAGATAAAGCAATTCTCCGAAGGCGATCCGGCGCTGCTCTCTCAACTGCACGAAGCGAATCCTGAATCGTTCACGACCGCGATTGCCAACGGCATCGATCTGCTCGCCCAGAAATCTCCCGACTTATTCGAGAAGGCGATTCTTCCCGGCATGGTGGCGCGCCTCGAGAAGGCCGGGATGTATGCCTCCGTCGCTGAACTCATCACGTTCATCAAGGACGGCAAAGGTCAGGAAGCTTACGATCTAGCGCTGAAGGTTTCCCAATGGCTCGACAAGGCCAAAGGATTTTCCGCGAAGCAACTCGAACTGAAGAGCAAGAAGGATCCAGAGAGAGAAAAGTTCGAGAAGGAGAAGGCCGAGTTCGAGACAAAGAAGTACAACGATTTCGAGGATAGCGTCGCGACGGACGTGAACCGCTCGAATAACATCGTGACCTCAAAACTCGTCGAGCCATTCTTCAAACAGTTGCGCTTGCCGGTAGACGGACGTCGCGAGTTCATCAACGCGCTCAACAATCGCGTCTGGGC